TGAGTGTAAAACTCTACGCCAACACACGGCGTAGAGAAACTCCTGATTTAGACATCCTACCTAGTAGCCCAAGGGTGGGCTATATGGAATTCTAAAACGCCGGTGTTATTGGCGTTCCATCAAAACAGACTCCTGCACGCGATGGAAAAACACACAGGCACTCTAATACGACTAAAGTCAAGCCATTTCCGTACCAGGTGCGAAAATGACAGGCTCAAAGCCTTGAAAAGAGTGGAAAGAAAAGTCGTCGGCAGCACAGAATGAATAGACACTGCTGGCTACGGACACGTCATTTGCGTCCCTAAGCTCGATATATACACCGGTGTTAGCATAGCTACCAGCCTCACGAGGCAGTGTAGTGCTAAAATCGGTGAAAATACCGGGGAGGTTGCAATAACGGTTGATTTTAAAGATCGCCATATTATTAGACGAGTCTACCGCACTAGGCACTACAGCTCGGGTGCTGTTTGGCCTAGTACCAAACGATGGCGGCGTAAGGTACACACGTGTTGTTCCTGTGCGGTTAATGGCATGCTGCATGTTCACCGCCCCGCGCTCGAAAGCATATGCGGTGCGGAACAAGTTCATGTTGTGGTGCGGATTGTTTGTGGGCAACGTAACGGAAGTAGGCGACGTGGTATTTGGCGCGTACGTCGGATAAACGACAGACCAGGGAAAATACGGCACGTTGGAAATAACCGTCATGGGGGCGCCAGCCTTCATACACAGCTGCTTCACACTCATCAGATCTTCCCCACTGAGAGCTGCCTGAAAAGCAACACCCTTCATGCCCGACTGGTACACAAGATTGTTGTAGTTGTTCGTCGGAGCAAACACCGAAGTGCGGGGCGCTGAAAAAAGACAGTTCTCCATAGATGCCACAAGATTAATGGGAATGGTGGCCGGTGCAGCAGGCGGTGCGGAAACCGGCTCCAACACCCACAAACCCCAAGTACCTATGTAGTCGTCGGTTGTTGCCAGATTACCAGGAAACTGGAAAGGGATCTTCACCTCAAACTCACTAGTCTGATTCAGATCGATCACCGTGCGATGCATGTACGGTGACCTGTAATCCGGCACGTTAATAGTGGTGTACGGGGCGTTGTCTCCCATGTAGTAATTGTACCCAAAGATGAGACGCCCTGAGTGGAAGCGCGTCTTCTGGATGATAAACTTGAAGACGAAATCCCCCCTATACTGCACAAAACAAGACGCGAGTGCACAAGCGCCGCTTGGAAAGAACCCGGTGAATGGTGCAGCAGCCCCCCCATCAGGAAGAGTAACCGTACCACCCTGAGTGAACAAAGCAAGGGGAGACAGAAAACCCTTAGATAGAAGAGTACCAGCGGTCTGAGAAGCCAGGTTAACCTGGGTGATAAAATGGGGAACGCGGGTCAAAAAGTCAAAGCTCATCTCATCCAAAGGTCTGCCCTGAATGGACATAGGAGCAAGAACCGAGTCATGGATGTAAGAAAGGTTGTAGGAGGTATCCTCACCATCTGCATTGTAGTGATTACCGCTAGGCTTGAGCTTAACAGTCTTCACCGAAGTGCGCAATGGTTTGGCATATCCAAACGCTGAAGCAAGCTTCGCTCCAAACCTAAACGTCCAGGCTGCAGGTCCAGCAACGTCACCCAAAAAGGGGACGCCGGACAGCGAGTTGGATACCTTCGCTGCTTTATTGAGCACAGTGGAAACAGAATCCTTGGGCACCTCCCCATCTCCCTTACCAGCGGGCATCTTCATACCACTCTGGGGAGTAAGATTGGTCACAGTGGAATCCACAGGTATAATCAGCTCCACGTCTTCAAGCCACAACCAGGTGGTAGCTGTTAAGGCTGCGGATCCGGTACCCTGCTGAACGCCGTTGATGTTCCAGATGATAAAATTCCCATTCGACGTGATCGCAGATGGCGTGTTAGTGGTAGAGAGGTACGGGAAGATGGTGGAGTGTGGGACCTTAAGACATGCTGAAGTGTTCTCACTAAGATTGAGAGTGACACCAGGAAGGTCCCACATATAAGGTCGGCGAGCGCGGTTTCCAGTAGTTCCCCCCTTATTAGCCGGCTGATGCACGATACGAAAAACCCCAGAGCAGAAAGGATTAGGAGCCACCTCAAATTTGATACACCACGTTGCCCTGAAACCTGCATAGCCAGCCAACTTGTTAGCCCAAATAGGCTGACCCTGAATTGTGGCTGCGTTCTGCTGGATGACGGGTCCGACGATGTCGGAAATGTTACCGAGGGTGCCCGTAGCAACTGCAATGGGGTGACGAAAAAACTCTGATGGAACAGCTTCCGTCGGGGTGGAAAAGAGGTTTTTAAATAGGGAAAGGTACTTGGAAGAAATAGTTCCCCCCCGACAAGCCTCATTGACGAAGTCAATGTCCTGCCCACTCTCAACATTCTCGGAAACGTTGAGCCCTTCAAGCACTTCCTGGTGCTCTGATACTATCTGACTGTCGTCAGTCATCTCATCGGTTTTAATTTGTTGAGCGAGCCGTTGTTTAACCTCACCTCTGCTGACTCACGCATCGGGAGGGTTTGGGTTGATCTGGTATTTCTGCCGCCAGGCGCGATCCCCTGATCAGTAACGGTAAAAACCGCTATCGAACAACACTGGCCACCCTGTCCACTTGACAACTTCCCACGTCATCTCATGCGTATTTGTGACCAGTTACCAGGGAGAATCCATGCCACGGTACAGCGCCTGGTTCTCCTCCCTGGAAGTTGTGAGCACCACAAAGCCGTGCTCCCGAGCTGCGCTGATGATCTTCTCAGCCCACTGATCCCACACATCCTGAGGGTGTGCCGACAGCTCCATCAAAGCCGTAGCTATGTTGGCAGCTGTAATCTTGTCCAGCTCAGCCTTGTTCATGCACCACATGGGAATCTCCAGAATGGTCTGGAGGTCCAATGGCGCATACCAATAGCCGCCCTCACGCCTGAACCCACGCTTGAGAAAGGAGATTTCCGTCAAGGGCCTAACCGTAGACACCTCAGTATCATCCTTATTCTCAGACGTGTATGTGAGTCCCATACGCCTGAACGCCGCTGCCAGCGTAAACTGGTTAATCTGGTTCTCCGCCTCTGGTGTATTGTGCACAGCAACAATGTTGTCATCGCCATACACAAACAACCTATTATCGTCCAAAAATCTCACTGGGGGCAGCCGAGTGATAAGGACCCATGCATAGTGGAACAAAAGGGTGTTGGCAATAGAGTTGATGACAGATGTCATGGGGTGCCCAGATGGAAGACCCTTATGCCACTCATACATGAGTTTGCCCCTGATGTGCCTGGAATTCACGACCTCACACCAGAGTGTGCGCCTGCCGATGTTGTTTGGATCTGCACCATACCACATCTCAATGACACGGAAGACTGCCCAAAGCACCTGAGAACTGAGACTGCCATCAAAGTTCTTAAAATCCCCTGCGACCATGGTGTTCTCGGCGCCCACGTTGTACACGTGACTAACAATGGATGACCACTCCTTATATTGGTTGATACCAATGCATGAAGGGGTGGTAACCCTGTTGCCAACAATAAAGTTGACAAAATCCAGGAAGAACGCACGAACGCACAGCGTATACACCATTGGGCATCCAGATACCAACCGCGTCTTGCCTGCCAGCACCTTCTCACAAGGCCTGGTCTCATCTTTCAAAAAGTCAGAGAAAAAGTGAACACGCCGGTCACCACGATTTGCCGCTGCCACCACCTCATCAAATGATTGGCGCACAGCATTGGCGTGTGGCCCACTGAGGTCGTATGCCTCATCGATGCCAAAAGCAGTCTTCTTACCCTGGTGTCCAAGCTGAGTGAGAGGCCACCCAGCGCTGGTGTTACGTGGAATCGCAGCGACTTCAAGCGCATCGCAGCTACCAACAACACTCTCCTCAAACGTGCGCAAAGGAAAAGACCCATGCGGCCCTCGGAGCGTGATCAGGCGACTGCCCACACAATCCACACAGCTCTGTAGCACCTCCTCATCCAACAAAGTGGTGTCGCCACAGTACGATGACAAAGCATTCTGCCACACATCCTCGCCATGAAGTCGTGCTGGTGCAGTGGAGCACTCGGTGTATGTGTTGTGCAGCGCCGTCTTGACAAGCTTGGACGCACCTGAAGTACCGACAGGCTTAGTCGTTGTAGCCAGCTCAAAGAACTGATTGCCCTGACGCACAATCTCTGACTCCACAAATGGGACACCCTTAAGTAGCTCAGCCTCCTCCTCCTTCAGCGCTACGATAAGATCATCTCTGTACACTGCGTGACCGTAGCCACGCCCACCACCGCCATAGCAATGAACTGATAGCACCTTACCTGCAATGGCGTTGTTGCCAGTGGCCGTCAAAAGCGAACCACAATCGCCCGCCCTGGTGGCCGACTTATACTCTGTGAGACCGCTAGCAGACTCCCTCTCGTTCAGTCTCTTCGACTCAAGGAACACGTACCGCACCCTCTCACTGTGGATGGAGCCATCCAAAGCATCAATAAGGTGAAGATATGCATCCTTTTCCGCCGGAACCTTCTGGTACCCAATGACGTACTGCTGCATCTCTCCGCGGGACACAAAGTGAGAAGTGATGTCTTTGAACCTGGAAAAACCAGGCACAGAAATCACAACCAGGTCGTCGGCAACTCTGTGGCCCTTCCTGATCATGTCATTAAATGCACCGCGGGGAACAAACACTCGGGGCGCGTCCTTGCCCAGCATGGGCACACTAGCGTGAACTAGTGTGACATCAAACACATCGTCCTCAAAGTGCTTGTTGACCAAAATGCAGTTGCCACCAATGGCAATGGCAGTAGGGGGAATGCCATCTGGCACGTCACCCCTCTCCACTCGGTGGGGGTAAACCATGATTTTGTTTCTCTCAATCACCCGACGCACGTTCACCTCAGCAGGGTCCCTATGAGACTGTGGCTTTATCGCCTTTTTCCTTCCTATATCTGGTGGACTCTGGCGCTCCAGCTCACTATCAGATTGGAAAAATCCCCTAATCCTGAGCATGATTGGCTTCACCAAAGCGAAAATGGCCGAAAAGATGGACATGGCGAGAGAAACCAGTGCAGCAGCTGCAGCAAAGGCCACCCAGAAGAGAACAAACTTCTTCACAAGGCGCGTCGCAAATCCACCGCTGTTCATCCAATCACAGAAGTACGTCATGGTGTGGGCGTAGTGGTCTGCCCTGGACATGGCCTCCACATAGTCCACGAACAAAGCCACGACCTCTGCCCTTGTGTGCATCCCCGCTCTGGCCTCATCTATGAATCTGCCAAAGCTATGAACCCATCCCTCAGCGGCTGGAATGATATCCTCCTCGCCAGACATGATGGCGCACCTCACCGCAAACAGTGCATCGCTTAGGCGGTCGAGACTAGTACCCTGAAGGTGGTCAACCAAAGACCCTTCCCTCAATTTACTAAGTACAAAATTGCCCATACGCTGCATGTCAGAGAACGAAGTGGAACGACCAGACTGGCGCTCCAAATCACTCTGCACGAACGCAAATGCATCAGCCCACTGGGGCCACTGGACCCCAAAGACCACAAAGAACCGCTCCGATAAGCGGTCACCCACACGCACAGTCACGCCCTCTACGGTGATGTTTTCAACACACACAATATTTCGGTAGCTCCAGTAAACGTCGATGAGGCGAAACAATGTTGATGGATTGACATAGTGGGAGACAGAGTTGCGCCTCAACCACTCGCCAAGCAAGTCGCCTTGAACCGGAGGAACAAAAACGGCCTGCGGAGACTGCCGATCAAGGTGCTCCATAGTCTCACGCGCAAAGTTTGCGAAACAATTGCGCACACTGTCGTGGAACATGGAAGCAGCACTGATCCTGGTGGAAACCTCATCTACAAACTGCGAGACAGACACAAGTCTACCACGGGTGTTGTTCTCCATAGACCCCTCACAAATCTTCACCTCCCAGACGTCGTCAAACGATTTAATGTCACCAGCTTTCAGAACATGTCTGTACTTGTTGAAATCCAGTGCGTTGGCATCCGTCGGGCCTCTACCATCTACGCAGTACTCCGGCTTCACCTGAAGTTCTACCATCATGTTAAGTCTGCGCTCCAATGCCTGCGTAGATGTAATGTGAGGTGATGCGGCATGTGTGAAATCTGTAAGGTTGGTGGTCAACACTACCATAGTTGGCTGTGCATACACTTTTCCCTTAGACTCCGCATTCGCCATGTTCAAAGGGGACTGCCATGGACCCATGAGAGTGAAAAAGGTCTCCAGATCACTAGCGCTACCAGCTGGCTTCTTGAACTGCATGAAGTCGTCAAATGCAATGACCTTCTGACCTATGTAGCCCTCAGAATACTCACTGTTCGGAGTGATCTGGTAAATCTCACGCTGAAAGTCACCAGATATAGCCCGGATCTCATCATTGCTCATGGTGCGAGCCAGGACACGGCAAATAAACGGCCCCATAAAAGCCGTCTTGCCAATGCCTGGCTGACCACGGATGACAATGCTGAATGGCTGCTGTTTGGTGGCCTCCATGGTAGAGCTTGGACAAAGCTTGTTGGCCTCCTTCAAGACAAGCAAAACTCTGTCTATGTCACGCACTGCCTCTTTATTCTTGCCAAACCGACGCCGAAGGTCCAGACCTTCATGTGTGTAGCCCTGCAGAATAGTAGCCATTTTGGCAGATGGCTTGAGCACACCAGAGCTAAGCTCGGTGTATGTGACCATCACCTTAGTAGCCCACTCTCTGACCTGACCCCCTGCTGGATAGTGTGCATCAAGTGCACTCATCACAAACTGGGGGATCTTGACACCCGCACAACTCAACCAATTTAGGAAGGAAGAGAACGCAGACATCATGCCATCAAAGGCGTCATTGGCGAGGCTGCGTGCTGCAATAGGGTTCCTGGCCCACAAAGAAAAGTACTTGGCCAAAGATACTAGCTTACCCACGCTGGCACACAGAATGATGAGCTTCAAAAGCCCACCGGCTGACTGCTTCTCAATGGACGCGTCATGTCCGTCCAAGACACAGGCCGCTATGAACCTGATCACACGACTAGCAGCCGTCCTAATAGCTGTTGCAGCGGTGGCAGCAATAGCCACAAATGCAATAAGCTTGAGGACACTAGATGCCAGACGCCCCGCTGGCCATCTCCTCTTGATCTCCGCGCATGTCTTGTCAAACGCGTCGCGCACGGCATTGCGCGAATCGCTCAAAGCCTTCTTAACACTACCTGCGGTCTTAAGAGCAGCAATAGCAGTGCAAGCCGCAGCCCCCACGACAGAAAGTCTGCCGATGTTCTGCGCAATCCACTTGAATCCTGACTGGGGCAGAATGGGAGTGTTGCGGACATGTGACCGCCGAACAATGCGCTTCGCTTCACGCGCCTCGGCGATTCTGACCAAAGTCGCCCTGATCGCTGCCTTCTCCTCCTTAGTAGCCTTGCGTGGCTTCCTCTCCGGCTGCTTGTGACCAGCACTCACAGGTGGCTCCTTCTTACCACCTTGGGCACGCAGGGCCCTGCGCCGCAGTGCAAAAACGTTGTCCTTGATGGGTGGGAGGTCCACCGGTGCGAAGGTCAATGTCACATCATGCAGCGTGACCCTCAAAGGCTCGTAGTAGCCCGAGGTGAAGCTGCAAACAACCTTGGGCTCAAATAAAGCCCTTGGCTGCTTGTAGACGGACATCAAAGCTGCTGTGGTCACGGTTATGACTGAACCTACGTCCAAGCGCGTGTGCTTGAGGTAGTTCTCCAGGATGCCACACGCAATGCGCACCTGATCCACAGTGTTGAAGGGTGAGTTGCGCAGAATACGCAGGATGTCTCGCGTAATGCCCACTGGGTTGTGTTGGGGCATGACGAGTTTGCAGAGCTTAGCCTCGAGGGGCTGAGTCACTGAACTGACGGTTGCACGGGTACCACGGATATCCACAAAGTCCATAGCGTGGCCAGCGGCCACAATCTTCTTGTCAAAGTTTCCCATGGGTGGAAAATGGCATTTACGGCGTGCCCCTTGCCGGGTGATTGACATACGATCGTGCTAAAAACCACCGAAAGCACGAAAGGATCTAATTACTAACCCGGATCAGCGGGTACGGCTTTTGTCTGAAGCCGCAAACACCCGGGGATTTTAAGTCACACACCCCGGAGAGTGGTTTTCACAGGTGTACTCCTGCTGAATGTCCATCGGGTTGTACGCTCGACTTTGCCCAAGCTTCGCCCAATCCAGGGACTGCAATCACAAACTCTTTCCCCCTATACAACGAGGGCATAAATTTGCAATGTGTGGCCCATGCGCGTCCGTGGTAGCACGCATGCAAACCAACACTGCCTAGAATGTGTGCCCCAAAGACCCCCGTGCAAGAAGTGCAAAGGGGCACACATTGTAGACACACAGCTTACCGCTATGGACCACCTCATCAACACAGTCAAAGATCCGCTTACTCTGGCCCGGATGGAAAGATGAATTAATAAATAAGTAGGAGGTGAATGGTACTTTGTGTGCATTGCGTACCACCACGACCAAAGAATAAAAGGTTTTTAGCGTGACCAAACACGACCAACTTCGTTTTCTTTTTATACTGAGGGGTTGGTGCACCACAGCCCAAGGTAAGTCACCCTGGAGACACAATCGATGACGCGATTGCAAGCGACCGTTTTCGTTTGCTTTTAAATTGAGGGAACGGTACACCACAATCCAGAGTTTAACGTCCACTGGGAGACGGCGTGTGGTAGGTCCAAACGCAGACCAAAGATTGCTACCCAAAATTTTATTAACGAGTCTTGGGGATAAAGACTCGGGCCAAAAATTTTTCCTCTGCAAAGAGCCGCAGGCAGCGAAGTGCAGCAGCAAACCTAGGCAACATAACCCGCAAACAAAGTGCGACCGTGCTGTGGAGAGGTTCAACCTAGTCCAACAACAGATGACACAAGCGGCGTTAAGTGCGAGGGCTGGTGCCAAATCGTACGTCGGAATTGCAAGAGCATAGAGAAAGGAACAAACCCTTGTCTCTATGGCAAAACTAAATGCATGGTTGGCCAGAAC